TTGGCTCGTTCATCCAGTTCGGACGAATATATCGGGCATTTTGAGAAGGCCTATGGAATATTCGTCATGGAGGAAAACATTAGGCGTATTAACGAAGACGGCCTCTCACCTGCGGTCCAGTTTGTCATCGCAGCGTCTAGGCATCTTGCCAGCGCAACAGCTGCTCTTCTAGGCTCACCTCCTAGCCCGAAAGCGTTGGAAGACTCACGTTTGGCCGTTGAGATTGCTATAAAGGCAGTGTTGATTCTGAAATTTGGATATACAGACTCAATGCTTCAGAAGCAATTTCGTCATGGGCTTGGACTATTGAGAGACGAGCTTCTAAAGGTCAAGCCAGACCTAGATTTTACTGAAGCCGACCTTGCAGTTTATCCCGAAATCTCTGCGCGCTATGGAGACATAGCGGAGGATCGCGATAGGCTTTGGAAGGGTTATGCACTTGCCGTAAGCATTGTCGCGACGGGTTTTGAGATAATTCAAGACGAAATGCTTGGGTAAGGCGTTTAATTTCTTTGATTCAGGTTAACGCTTGATCTGCAGTTCCTTCTCTCAATGCTGCCCGCTCCGCCTGGGCAAAAGTCGCTCAGCCGCCGCTCCTTTCCTACAACCACTATCTCTTTCTGGCTGACGGGAATCTTTACCGCCTGCTCCGGTGCAATCGGCATGGCCGGAACGACATTGATCGCACCCTGGGGAACGTAGTTTTTGTCGTTGAATACGGTTTGCTTGGGCGGTGGTTCTGCCGTAGCGGCTTGGGGCTGGAGTGTTTGCGGTTGAGGCGTTGCACCTCTTGCGGCCACTTCCTCTACTACCCTGTCCCAATCCTTGGTCGCTGTCGGCTCTGCCCGTCTGATCTCGGCAACGGGGGCTGGCTTGGGTTGGACGCGCTTATTAGCGATGTCTTGGACGGTGCCTTTGAGGAATGCCGAACTCACCATTTGTAGCGCGGCTAGCATGATTACGGTGCCGATCAGTCCTGGTATCAGCCATGCTACGGCTCCCTTGCGCGGGCGCCTTCTGATGTAGTCCGGGGCGTCATTCCATTCAGCCTTCATATCTCCCTCTCCCTGTCCTTCGGGCGTACCAGCGCCTAGTCACTTCCTTGGTAATCGCTATCCCGCGCTTTGACTGGTCAAGTTTCGGTTGGCCTCGTCGTATTCCGGGCTTCGGTGGCCATGCTCTGGCTCAATCCGGCCGCTAACGAGCCAAAGGGCGTACTCAGGAAACGAGTCAGCCAGGATGCCGATTTCCTCCGTCCCGATGCGGATTTTCTCGCTGCTGATGTTGCGCCAGCGGTCGTAGTTCTTCCCGCCCTTCTCGCTCAGACGCTTCGGACCGACAACACGTATCAATCGAAGCGCTCTATCTCGGACCGAATCCATATAGGCAAATTTCATGTTGCGTAACATTTACGCATGCTGGAAGAAGGTGTAACTTTTACGCAAGAGTAAATGTTACGCAGATAACAGCATTGCTGATAAAGACCAACATAGTGCAACAAAGGCTAAGGACATGGAAGGAAACCTACCGCCGATAGACTTGCTCAACGCGCCCCCGGTCATGCCGTGGCGCCAGTTCGCGGACTGGATTCGCATGGGCGATGAACATGATGTGGTGTGGGGCTGGATTCGCAACGGCTACATCCCGTCGCACAAGGTCGGCAAGTACGTGATGGTCAACGTGGCGCTGCTGGTTAAGCAGCTCATGGAAAAGGAGTGGGACACATGATCCGCGCCGCTCACGGAAAGCCAGGGGATGGAATGACCTATGTCGAAGCCAACCAGCTATCTACGCCTTCCGCACGCCCAGGACTGCGGCTGCTCTGTCTGCTGGTCCAGACGCGAAATGGCGAACCCCGTTCCCTCCCCGTCCACACGCTGCGCCCAATGCCGCCCCGCCTCTGCGCGGCCGATTCGCACGCTACAAATGGCCCGCGTCGGTGGAATCTGGAAGCCTCTGGTCTCGGAGTGGACAGTGGAACCGGCCTTTATCTGCGAGAAGCACACGCCACCCGACCGCCCCGCGAAGTGGTGGAGCGTTATCTACGACTCGGGCAAGCCCACGCCCTACGTGCCGATTCACGAGCCGTTCGAACTGGTGGGGTGATCGCCAACGAAGCGCATGTCTGTATCGCAGCGCGTGCCGCTGATGGCTTTGGTCGCGCACTGACTATCGGCGGCGAGTTGTACGGGTACGTCACCTTTAACGAAGGCGCTCGGATATTCGCGCCACTGGATGGTGGCGAGCCGTCCTGGCACCGCACGCTTGGCGATCTGCGTAGGTACGTCACCAACCGCTTTCAGTCCCAGCAGTGGCCAGACAGGTCCAGGGCCGCGCTCCCGGCTTGTCCGAACACGCCTCACCGTTCGGACAAACGGAAGCACGGGCGAAGCGCACCCTTGACCCTGCACGAACAGAAACAGCCTCCGCTCGTGAGTGTGGGGCAGCTTCACCGCCCCGCGCTCCCGAGCCCTCGGCGGCAAGAGTGGGATGACAAGGGCAAAGCCCTTGGTGTTAAACCAACCATCAAGTTTATTCATAGTGGCGAAGTTACAAACCCAACTAAGTCCAACATAGACCAACAACAAACGAACTAGATGATATTTGTTGATGTTTGAATAAACCGCTTTTCAACAGCGTATAACTAGCACCACAAACCCGTTGCAAGCCGCGTAAACCCTAGCTAGAGGCAAACTTTAGAAGTTCCTCGGCGTGGACTTTATTGGCCTGCAAAAGGCAAAGCAGCGCAATAAAGCGCAACTAAAGAGAGGAAACACAAATGGCACGTTCGATCATGGAAGTTGCATTTCTCAGCGCCGAGAAAGTCGAGTTCGACAACGTGAAGCTGGTGAAGCTGTTTGTCGGTGACGAGCCGGACGGCAAGCGTGACCTCGGCATTTCCATCCTGTCGATGAATGTCTCCGAAGAAGCCCTGGACGAAGTGTGGTCCGCCTGCGAAAGCCTCGATGTGCTTGAGCCGATCCGCGTCACCACCGAGATCGAGCGAGGCTCCAAGAACGCCGGCAAGTTCATCGTCCTGCACGTTGAGCCCGTGAAAGCAGCCGCTGCTCAAGCCCCCAAGCCGACCCAGCAACCGACCCCAACCGCCAAGCCAGCCGGCACCCAGCCGGAACAGGCCAAGGCCAACTAACCGGGAGGGGGCGGCCATGCTGATCGATGACCGGGTGTACTGCGACTGCTGCGGAAACGACATGGGCAAGCTCATGGCGCTGCCCGCGCCGCAAAGCGACCTGCTGCCCGACCTCAGCCTGCCGCCCCATTTCGCCGTCTGCCCTGACTGCGAACCCTCCGAAGCAACTGCCGACCTTGAGGCCGGCGAATGACTTACGCGCTCACCTGCGACGGCACCGTCTCGGTCGACGCAGGCGGGGCGCCCCTGTGTTCCGGGGGCTGGGTCTTGGTCCAGCTCCCAGAACAGTTCGACCCCAGCCAGCTGGACCCCGCGGTATTGGCCCAGGTGTTCGGGATCGGATTCACGCTCGTAACCACTGTGCTCTTGATCGGGATCGGCTGTAAGGCCGTTCTCGACTTCCTCAAGCACGCCTGAAAACCCATTTGGAGTGACCACCATGCAGAACCTCAAACGCGTCTCCCGCGATCTGGCCCTGGCCGTTCCCTTCGCCATCGCGGCGTCCGCCTCCCACGCTGCCGGCTGGGACTACAGCGCCATGACCGCCGATGTCGATTTCTCGACCATCGCCACCGGTGTCCTCGCCGTCGCAGCCCTGCTGGCAGCGGTATACGCCGGTATCAAGGGTGCCCGCGTCGTCCTCGGCTTCCTGCGTTCGTAACGCTCACCAGCAACCCGGGCCGGCCTAGTGCCGGCCTTTCTCTTAGCGAGGTAGCCATGCAAGCGCTCTGGGAGTTCGCCTTCTTCTGCATCGGATCGGCCTGCGCTTACGCGATCTTTTCGAGGTGGTAGGGATGAATACTCAAGCTCGCATATGCAGCCTTTTGCTGCTCTGTTCGTTGCTGTCTGCGCAGCCCGCTTTCGCCTCTGTCGATATTAGTTGGTACTCGGCCAGCAGTTTTGTTGGCTCTGGAACAAGCACTGGCGATAAGCGCTATACAAGCGCCGCCGCTGCATGTGCTGCCGTAACACCGGCAGGGTACAGCGCTAGCAGCGCCTACGCTGGCCAGTGCTACGCCAATCTGGGCTACACGACCTATGCGATTGGCACATACGAATGGCATACCGAAAGCTGCCAACACGGTGCGACCGGTCTATTTTGCAATCCTCCGCCTGAACCACTAGAACCCGAGCCAAACCGGTGCGAAGCCACCAATGGCCAGACCGTCAGCCATGAACACCTGATGAAGGCCGCCGTAGGCCAGCCCACCGTCGACCCGCCTGGGTCTGTCTGTGGCAGTGGCTGCCAGTACGCCTTTACCTACACCCCGGCCTCCAACGTCTACGTCTACACCAGCGGCAACCCGCCCGGTGTATTCGGCGTTTACGCCTATTCCGGCAACGGCATTGAGTGCAACGAAAATACGCTCCAAACCCCTGGGAACCCGTCCGAGGGCGATACCCAGGACCCGGACGACACGCCACCGCCCGAGGATGGCGACAAGTGCCCGGAGGGCTACACCTACAACGGCACTTTCTGCTCCCCGAACAACCCGCCGGATCCCGACCCCACGGACCCGACCGACCCAACGGACCCAACCGATCCCACTGACCCCGGCGATGGTTCGGACGGAGGCGGTTCGGGTGGTGGTGGATCTGGCGGCGGCTCTGACGGTGGGTCAGGCGATGGCGGCTCCGGTGACGGCGATGGGTCGGGTAATGGCGACGGTGGAAGCTCCGGGGGCGGCAGTGGCGGCAGCGGAACAGGGGATGGCGAAGGCAACGACGAAGAAGGCGAAGGCTCTGGTCCCGGCTTCTGCGACGGCGGTGACTGCTCGTTCGTCGCACCGAGCTACTTCGACGGCGCCGACAAAGTGCCGGGCTTCGACGAATCCCTGTCCCGCGTCTTCGACGGCATCCGCAATTCGCCCCTAGGCAGCGCGGTCGGTGCCATTTCCTTTCCGTCCGGCTCCGGTGCCTGCCCGTCTGGGACGGTGACCCTGTTCGGCAAGCCGATCACCTTCGATGGTCACTGCGCCCTCTGGGGCGAGATCTCCGGAATCTTCTCCGCGCTCATGCTGGCCGTCTGGTGCCTGCTGGGCGTTCGTATCGTCCTGTCCTCGTGAGGTGCCGCCATGCTTGAGAAGCTAGGTCGTTTCATCGATTGGGTGTGGGCGTTCCCCGCCCAGATATTCAAATGGCTCCAGGATGCCTTCGACTCGGTCATCGACTTCATCGAAACCCTGCCGCAGTGGATCTTCTTCCAGCTGTCCGAAGGCATCGTCTCGTTCTTCAACGCCATTCCAGTGCCGGACTTCTTCTACCAGGCCGGCAACGCGATGCAGTCGATTCCGCACGAGGTACTGTTCTTCGCGCATATGTTCCGGCTCGACTTCGGCGTCACCACGGTACTGCTGGCGTACCTGATCCGCTTCGTCATCCGCCGTCTGCCGATCATCGGGTGACCTATGGCGATCGACGCATATACCGGCATGCCCGGCCATGGCAAAAGCTACGGAGTCGTTGAACACGTCATCATCCCCAGCCTGAAACAGGGCCGGCATGTGGTGACGAACATCCCCCTTGAGGTCGATGCCTTGCTGGCCGAATTCGGCGGCACCATCGCCCAGTTACCGCCGGACTGGTTCGAGCGCCGCGATCTTTCCGAGCTGGCCCCCAACGGCTGCGTGCTGGTCCTCGACGAACTCTGGCGCCGCTGGCCAAAGGGGCAGAAAACCAACGCGGCTGCACTCGAAGACAAAGCCTTACTCGCCGAGCACCGGCACCGGGTCGATGAAAAGGGCCAGTCCATGCGCGTGGTGCTGGTTACTCAGGATCTGGAGCAGATCGCCACGTGGGTCACCCTGCTGGTCGAAACCACCTACCGCATCGTCAAGAAGTCCAAGAAGTACTACCGGGTCGATATCTACCGGGGAGCCGCCAAGGGCCAGCGGCCACCGAAAACCGCCCTGCTGCGGCAGACCGCCGGGACCTTCAAGCCCACCGTGTGGTGCTACTACAAGTCGGCCACGCAATCGGCCACGGGTGATGTGGGTGATGAATCGAAAGCCGATGGGCGCGCCTCGTTGCTGCGCTCCTGGGGCCTGTGGGGGCTGATCGGCATCGTCACCGTGTGCGGTGTCTTCGGTGTCATGGGCGTGCGCTCGTTCTTCAGCACGCCGGTCGTACCCAAACCACCCGAGCCGGCGCCAGTGGCAACGCCTGAGCCCCAGCCAGCGCCATCGCGCACCTCCCGCGCAGCAACCGCCGTGTACAGCAAACCCGAGGGGCCGGTCATGTCGATGACATGGCGCGTGGGCGGCTACGTCATGGCCCCGGTGGGCTCATGGCGACCACCTGCGCCCCAGGAGCCGGAGCCAGACGGGATCTACTGGCAGAACACCGGAAACGCTAAGCCAGTGAGCAAGACCGCCCGCGTCGTCCTCGTTTCGAACAGTGGACTCACCCGCGTTGTACCGCTTGGGGAGTGCCGATTCTTCGCCGGGCAGATGGATATGTACTGCGACATCGACGGCGAACGCATCACGCCCTGGACGGGGCGAGGTGCGGTTACCAGCGTGATTGATCCAGTGGCGTCGCTCAGTTCTACGCGCCGCGAGCCAGACGCCGGCGCTCGC